TTTATTGTATCCAAAAACATATTGTTCTTCCGTGCATTTAAACATTCCAAATAATAAAACAATCGTTATAACAGAACTATAAAATGCTGTAAAGAAATGGTCAATTTTATTCAAAGATTTTTGAATCATTAGAATTCCTCCTCAATAGTTAAAGATATATTTGAAATGTCGGGCGCGACTTGTTGCATATCTAAGGTGTTATTGGCAAAACGTCCAAAGATATGTTCTGATTCTGCATTTGAACCAACTGAATCTTTATCAATAGAAAAGACAAAAGGAATATGGTTGCCGTTTGTCTTGTTCCAAACATCTTCAACAAATGAATCGTCAGTTGCGTTTTTAGTTCCGTATTCATCAGGCATTAAGTCCGTATTATTTAAAAAACTAAATTTAAGATCATAAATTAAACGACCGCCAAATGAATCTGCGCCATTTGATGCAGTTGTAAAAGGCGATTTTGATGTTGTTGTTGCAGTTCTTCCAAAGGTGTTCAAATTGCTGAATCGTTGTCCACCAAGCGATTCTTGCAAGTCGTTTAATCTGTTGAATGAAATCAATCTTGAAATCTCTAAATCCGGGGCGTGTGGCATTTCATAGACTTCGCCTAACAATATACATCCGATGAATAGATCGGTTGAGCTAAATGTTCCACTACTATTACCTTCAAATTGAATACCCCAATAACGCAATGCGCTTTCATCAAAAGTTACGATCGTACTTCCGTCCGCACTTGGCGCAATATGGTTGGAACTTATTACCCCATTAACCGCGTTTACAGAATTAGACATAGCCGTTGCGCTTCCCATATCAATCGCCGAAACATTTGATTCCGTGTCGTTTGCTTTAATTAACATTTTGCAATCAGCCGAAGCCATATTGTGATTTAATATTGCAACAAAAGATTTCTTGGTAGTTGTGCTTTGTGTATCTATATTTATTAAAAAGTGTCCGTCGGTGTCTGCGCTTGTGTTAAAGTCAACTTTATTTAAGGGACGCATATCAAAAAGTTCGGCTTCTGATCCGGTTTGAACACCAATCAGATTGCTTCCGGTTATTACGTCAAAGTTTCCGTTCTGTTCTGTTCCACGACTCATTAAAAAATTAATTATGTCGGGATAAAATCTTGGTGTTCTAATGTTCATATTTGCCATTATGATACCCTTATTGCTTCGATGTTGCTTGAATTAATGTTTTTGGCGATATCTGTTATCATATAATAACCGGCTGCGGTATTTTCAAAGGTTGTCGTTGTTGAATCGAAAGTTGTTGTCGTTGAATCAAATGAACCGCCAAGCGTTTGACCATATAATTTAAATTCTGAAGGCCAATTACTAAAATTAATAATATCTCCAATTTCTAAATGATTATATCTTGGACGTGATGTTGAAAAACTAATTTTGTTTTTTCTATCTTTTAATAAATGTAAATAAGCTTCTGCAAGTTTTGTTGCGGTTGTGTCGTCTAATATTTCGTTAGCTTCTATTTGCAATTTTAAAACTTGGTTAAATCCGTTAACGGTCGTTCCTTGCGAAGTTGAATCCGTTGCGGTTGCTTCTGATTTGTTTTGTTGTCCGCCGTAATCGTGTTTATATTTTATAAGTATAGAATTTTTGACGGCATCAAGTGGCGTTTTAGCAATCTTTACATTGCTAAGATCGCGATAATCAATTGTTTCATCTGCTGAGGAATAATCATCCGAACGTCTTAATGTTTTAATTTTAAACTTACCATCGCCACCAATAAACACATAAGAAAAACAAAGTTTACAAAGTCTTTCAATAAAGCTTTTTGAATTCATAAACTTGAATTGAGAAAAAGCAAATTTTATATCTGAAATTGCGTCTTCGTAAATATCGCCTAACAATCCATTGGTCGTATTGCCTGAAGTATCAAAAGTTGCAAAATCTATATTAGTTGATGACATACTTAACTCATCCCGCAAAATATCTTCAATAATATAAATTGGATTTTCAATTAAAGCGTTTTCAGCATATCCATTGTCTCCGCTTTCGCCGTTTCCTCTGTTGTCTGCATCAATATAAGCTGCATACTTTCGACCTTTACCCGAATAATAAATATAATTAATATTACTTGGCGTTAATAATGTTTCTGTTCTTGTAATTGTTTTTATAGGTTCAAGAACAATTTCTTCTGTTCCGTATCTTGTTTGAACTGTTCTGGTAATTGGACTTCCTTCAATCGTTTCAACAATTGAAAAATCTTCTATATCTTCAATATTAAAATCAACCACTATTCCCGATTCAACTATTTCAGCCGATTCGTTTGCTGTGCCTGATAATAAAGAATAATCAATAGAACCTTCAAAGTCCCAAGCTGCTGTTTTTCCTGAATATAAAGAACCAATATTTGATTTTACTTCTGAATTTGTGGACATTGAATCAATATCAACATTTGCCGAATTAGCGGTAAATCTAAAAACGTCGTTATCTTCTCCGCTCAAATCTGTAACAGTACCCCAACGAACCAAAGTATTGACCGAGCCAAATTCTCCTAATTTACTTAATTGAGGGATTGCAAAAGTCATCGTTGAAACTGAGTTATTGCTTGTTGCTCCGTTTGCTGTCCAAGTTGCCAAAGTAGAAAAAGAACCATCGCTTGTGTTTTCTTCATTTGCAACGGCACCGCTCCCGGTAACACTTTCAGAACCCAAATTTGATGTACTTAAAGGATAAAAAACCGAAGCTGTCCCACCTCGATATTCAATTTCAGGATTGCCGGCCACATCAATTGTCCCGGTTATAGTTGGATAATATCCGTTTTTATAAAAGTAAATATTTTCATTATCCATCGTGTGCAATGCTTGTGAATCTGCCAAAGCTTCTGATCCGGCTTCTTGTACATCCCAAATATCCGTAATTATAGCGGGAAATGCGCCTTTGTAAAAATTATAATATTTATCAAAATGTGTGATCGGTATAGTCCCGATATTATCTTTTTCGTGAAAATCTCCATATGCCATCGGAATCGGTTTGCCTACATTGTTTGCCGGGGCGTTTGTATATGTAGATGAGTCAACAATATTTGTTGGTATTTGTTTGTGATATTTCGATGAGTTATCCAAAAGCGTTAAGGTACAATTATTTCGGTCAAAATCTATTTCTCCGGATATTATACCGGTTGCGATCATTCGTGTCGAAGTGTCAAGCGTTGAAGTTTCGTTTGTATTTAGGAATAATTCCCATTTACGATTAGCAAAGTTATTGGTTGACAATAAATCGGTAAACCTTCCGCCTTTGATTGAATTATCTGAATTAATCAAAGTAACAGAAAGATTCCCTATTGTCGTTGTAAAATTAAAAAAATCTAAACTTTGTCGAAGTGTTCCAAACGATGCAACAATTCCATAATAGATGTCGGAACCATCTTCGCGATGTCTGTCACTAACGCCAATAAAATTACTTTCGTCGTTGTAATATAGTTTTAACACCCAAAAAGCGGTTGTATTCGCGTTTTTAAGTGCGTTGCTTAGTGAAGTATCAAATGATAACATTAGCGATTGATACGAGCTTGACCGGTTGAAATCGCTTTATTGATTGCCGGAATTAAATTGTTAGCTGCAAAATTATGATCTACCATTCCGCCCTGAAAAGTTTGATTAATTGTAATGTTTGCGGAGGGCGATGCTTGAGTTGGCGATTGACCAAATAAAAACTTGGTAATCCCTCCGATGATTCCACCACCGGTAAATAAACCGGCTGAATTCATTATTGCGTTATAAATTTTTGCTTGTGCAACCATAACACCAAGTTGGACAACTGCTCTTTTTAAAGAATCTGAAACATTGTCACCCATTATCGCCGACGTGAAAAGACTTTGCGCGGTGTTTGCTGTGAATTGTGCTGCTTTTTTTGATTCATCCGCTATTTGTTTATTTTTATCTACAACAACCGGCAAAAGATCAAGCTTCATTTTTTCAATACCAAATTCTTCTTTTTTTAATTCTACATTTCTTGTATTTGCTTGAAGTCCAAAATCTTCTAAAGTTCTTGTATCTTCTCCTTTTATAAGATCACTTATTGACCTTCTTGCTGATACCATAGCTGATCGTGTTTTTTGTATTGCACTAACTGCCATACTTGCCATCCCTGATAAACTATTTGTTACAGAAATAACCGCCGGTTTTAAAATAAATCCAAGTTCTTCGCCTAAATCACCAAATTGATTTTTCATTTGTTCAATCGAACCCGCTAAAGTATTGGTTGTTTCCTTCGCTTGTCCTCCAAATAAATCTGCAATTACCTTGACAGCTTCTCCCGCTTTCATTTCTTCGGCTGTCAAATCTCTTAATTGTGGTATTAATTCGCCAAGCTCTCCACTTAATCCACTAAAAGTTTTTGCTGTATTTCTAACGGCTGACTCTAAAGATATCCCGGTAGCTGCGGAAAGGTCAACAGAAGCCGATATAATGCTTTTTATTTGTTCTTCGTTAAATTTTAAAGACGCAAGAAAAGCTTGTTGCGATATGATAACTTCATCGCCAAAAGTTGTGACCTTTTGCAATGCTGAAGCTTGTTCCAAAAGATTTTTTGAAGTTCTCCCAAGTGCGGTCGAAAGTTGTTTTTCTGCTAGTTCTTGTTGCGCTGCTAACTCGATAACGCTTGAAAGTCCTGATACGATTCCTTTAGCTGCGAAGAATACTGCACCGGCTTTGGCCGCAGCTTTTCCCATTTTTGCAATACCACCTTCAACGCCTTTTAAATCGTCTTTTGTTTTCTTTGCTCCAACTAATCGGAGTTTTAACAATAGGTCTTTAATCGCCATTTTCTTTCTTTCCTTTTTCTTCCATACAAGCAGTCATTTCATTGTCAATTATTGTAAAACAATCTAATCGATGCGCTGAAATATCATCAAGTTTGCCAAGCGATATGTTGAATCGTTTGATGTAATTATATTCGTTTATCATATCATAGTGCCAAGATTCAAGCAAATAAGAACAATCTGCAAAGAATGGAACGGTATAGTACAAAATTTGACCATCGGTGTAATGTTCACTAGGTTCACAAACTTTGTCAATAATATTCCATATGTCATCGATCGTGTTTATCCTTACCGCGTTGTGTTTATAAGTAACCGGGAGTTTCGCCACAGTATAGGGGAGGCGACTATATGATCTAGGCGGTTTTGGAGTACCGAAAAAACTGCACCAAACCGCAAGGCTTAACCCCCGGAATCCTTTTTTGCCGGATCAATCCCTAAGTATTCAAGAAATACCGCTTGAAGAACTTTGTCAATATCAGGCATTTCCATTCCTTGAAATTCTACTTCGCCTAATCCGGCTATTTCGCCCACACGCTCAAGAACTGCGTAATATGCGTCAACATCCATCTTGCCTTCCCACCAAGTCATTGCGTTCAATTTATGCAATTCCCTTCTTTCTGCGTATGTGCATTCGTTTATTATGTATTCTTTTCCATCGACTTTAATTGTCATTTTTTGCGCTCCCGTTTTTATTATGTTGTAGTGATAGTAAACAATGCGTTTGAACCGTCCGCCATCGCTTTGAATGGCAAGTCAATAAAGACTCCCGCATCCGTATTCGTGTGGGTGTATCCGGTATATTTAGCGGTTGGAATATCAAAGTCAATTGTTGATCCGTCGCCAATACTAATATTTACGGAAGTTCCCGCTCTAAAATCTGCGATTGTATCAATTACATTGTTATCAAGTTTTGCGCTTACTGTACCCGTTACGTTAATTTGACCACCTCGCATATAAGCGGAAGGTTCGTGACTAATTGAATTGACAGTTGAAAATCCTACTCTTTGAGCCGGATTTGATATGGTCATTTCAAAGTTATTTAAAACAACGTCATCGCTTCCAATTGACATCGTTGTGCAATCGAAAAATCCTTTTGTGAAATCTACTGCGGTTGCGTTCGCGGATGTTCCTTCGGTTCCTATTACCGGTTGATATCCACTAAAGAAAACACCTGAAGCGGTAAGTCTTCCGCCGTTAACGGTTGGGTTCATTGATAGTGTCAACTCTTGTAGAATGGACGAGTGCATCAAACGATCTTCGTCAGCGTCAGGCGAC